TGACAATCTCAGTTTAGGCTCAACTTTCAAATAAATAAAATAAACCGACAATACTGTCTAATGGCAAATATCACCGTCAAGCTTTTAATCGATCCACAAAAGAACTCACTGACTTTTAATAAGAATTTCAGGATCTTCTCAACCTCTGATCCAGTCAAAGGGCTCACTGAATTTGTCGAGTTCTTAGAGGACATCATAGTCACCGGTTCGCCGGCCTCACTTGACCTGGCAAACTTGACCAGGCAGTTTAGGTATTCAAGCAACAAGCTTGACTGGTCACTATGGTATGATGTTTCTCCAGGTAACCTTGGCGATGCTGCCTCCGCCTTTTTTGACCCAACTAACTATTACTATTTTGAGGTAAAATACCTTTATGATGACGGAACAAGCAATGAACTGATTAGCTCGATCCAGGTGAACGAAATTAAACTTAGGTTCAAGCAGGCGGCCACCGCTTCACCAGCTACTTTCACGCCAACTGTTGCCTGTTCTGACGAAAAGTGTGAATCGATAATTGTTAATCGTGATCCTACATTCAGACCCTATGAGGTCAATAGCGCGATTGGAATGTACCAAGACATGTCCTATTTCACTAACCAGTTATATGGACATCAGGTGGTTTACTTTAGGACTCTGCCTGAGTCTGAAAGCGGAGACTATATCTTTAAGGAGTGGACTCTTTACAAGAACATCGATCGTAAGTGTATTAAGGTGATGGTGCCTAAAAACGCCTTCCCGACCAACATGCCAAAGTATCAAGAGTTTGGTTTAGACTTTCAGGTGCCATTTGAGATCCATGTCGACCACCGATACTTTCAATCGATTTTTGGTTCGGGTTCAGAACCGCGCAAGCGAGACTTTTTATACTTTCCGCTCATCAACCGAATGTTCGAGATCCAGGGATCCTACCTACACAGGGGATTCATGATGTCACCTACCTTTTGGAAGATCCAGCTCAAAAAGTACAGCCCAAACATCGACATGTTACTGAAGGATGATACTCGACACTTCCTAGAAAACGTCATCCAGAGTGCAGGTGATCTCTTTGAAGGGGAGGTCAAAGCTGACATAAAGGACGCGACGATGCCGGACCAATATAAGACCATCTCCACAACTTTCGATTCATCACGTAGGGCAATACACCCAGACGTGACGACTAGACCACTAAAGTATACTTTTAACTTTGCGAACCTAATCGAGAACTACTATGACTTGAGCACCATTCCTTTGACCGAACTCACATACGAGATTCTTAACGAGTCTCCTATCTTAAATACGTCAATGACTCTTGAAAACCTGCCTAGTCTAAACGATAATGTGGTGCAAAAAAATGACGTTATCTTTGCCTATCAAGGAAGCGGCATATTTGCTGCCTGGAAGAACGGTGCATTGATAACTAACGATAAGAACTATCTAGGAACTAGCACCATGTTCTGCCGAGTAAGGGGCCCATTCGATTATCTACCAAACCACATAGGAGAGTCTGAGCCTGGACGATACGTTAGAGTCGAAGCCTATCGAGATCTTACGTTTAAAGACCAACGAGATGTGCTGATTGATACTGTCGGCGGTATCGACTATGCTCGATTCAAGGTACGCCAGACAGCAGTCATATACTCAGCCCAGCCCAAGCTTAATGAGACCGACTCAAAGCACCTGTCCTTCACCTGCTTGTTCAACGTGCCGAGCTCAACCGACATAGTAAACTTCATCAACGGTTTCGATAATGAGAGCCAGACCGGGGTCAAGATCTCAGGTCAGTTCGTTCGCTACTCTAGCTCCATGACTGAAGGTGACCTAAACCTAGAGGTGGTGGTCAATTCACAGGTAAAAAATTACACGATTGTAAACTTTAAAAGCGGTGAGTGGCATGCACTAGTCGTCTCCCTTTCTAATGAGTATCGCCAGTGCGGAGTCTATGTGTACAACATAGTCGAGGACCCTAGCGACATCATCAATCACACATCATTTAATAAAGTATTTGTTAATGCCTCCTCTTTTTCCAAGACGAGCTTTGACCTACAGCAATATTATACTCTACCTACATCTAACATCCTGATCTCTAACCTTCGACTCTTTAACACGATGATCAAGGAAGAGCAGCATGAGTTCATCTTGAGCCAGCAGTTCGTTAAAGACGAGTCGATGCTGCTCATAATCGATAACTGCAGGCCACAAATCAACTTGCCGTTCGTCGCAAAAAATAGATAATCCTAATGAAGAGCTCAAATCACGAGAACATACGTAACGAAAACGTTAATGACATTTTCCTAAGAAACGCCACCATTTCGGTGCTCGACCTGCTCAATCGCAACATCATCATCGACTTAAAGAGAGACGATAAGGTGCAAAAGTTTGAGGTGCCAGTATTTTATAACTTTTCCTCAGACGAAGGCTTCATGAAGGACTTTTTCCTAGAGTTGCCGACTGACTGTAAGTACCCAAACAAAGCAGAGGGCAACTACGAGATCATGCCACGTGGAGTGTTGACCTTGACAGGTTTCGCAGTTCGTCCAGGAGACGTGACCAATAAGTTTGTGCGAGGCACTTTTACTCAAGAGGTAAGAGACATCAACGAACAAAAACAGCTAAAGGCTTTCTCTTCAAGGTTGTTCACCATCCCAATGAGCCTAAAGTACTCGCTAAAGATAGAGAGCGATAACCTGAACAAGACCTTTAAGATCATCGAAAAGATCTTTGATTTCTACTATAAGTACCAAGTACAGTACTTCCAGTTTAGAGGTATCCGGATTCCTGGGCAAGTCACCTTCCCAGACACGGCCGAGTTCCAAAAGACCTATAACTTTGATTATACTACTGACCAGAAGGTGACGATCACCATGTCATTAGACTTTGAGACCTACTTTCCAAGCTTTGACGACCACTCGACCCTATTTAAGGGCAACACCATAAAACAATTCAACTTGCGTGAAAAAGCCAAGGATTCTGACGTAGTCTTCGATGACTCATGGATAGACCAAGACTTCCCACAAAGCGAGTAAAAATAAATAACAGTATGGAAACCAGACTAAAAGGCTTTACTCAATTCGTGAACGAATCTGCACAAGTATCTGAGAACTTGCAGTATCACTTGGAGAACGGTCTCTCAATAACAGAGTCAGTCTTTCGTCCAGGCAGTGATGCACACGTGCAGCTCTTGACTGAGGCTCGCGACTTGTTTTTTGCCAACTTGATCTACTTAAACGAGATGGATGCGGCACTCTTCGTCAACACTGACCTTGGAAAGACACGCGAGTATGCAGGTCAGGTAGTACCTCTCGACCTAGTCTTAGAGGCCGAGTACAATGGAAAGAAGGTAGAGATCGGCAAGCCAATGCGAGGAGGAGACACTAAAAAGTACTATGTCTATGTAATGAATCCTAGCACCAAGCGAGTGAAGAAAATAGCATTCGGTGACGTCAAGGGAGGACTTACTGCCAAAGTAAGCAACCCAAAGGCTCGCAAGTCCTTTGCCGCTCGACATAACTGTAAAGAAAAGACCGATCGCATGTCTGCAGGTTACTGGGCATGTCGAATCAATCGATACGCTCACTTGTGGGGCGGAAAAACATATCCTGGATTCTGGTAATGAAACCTTATTATGACATAGAAAAAAATGGAGCAAAGGTTCGCACCTTTGTTGAGAGCGTGGATCCAATCGACCTAAAGTGGCACCGCGACGCAGAAGACCGCTGGGTGAGGGCCATTGGAGCAAGCGATTGGAAGCTTCAACTGGATAACCAGTTGCCAGTCAGCCTTACTGAGGAAGTCTTTATCCCAGCTGGCGAATGGCATAGACTAATCAAAGGCACAGATGAGTTGAAGGTCTCAATTAGAGCCGGCAAAAAGCTATTCGAATCACAAGGAGCTAGTTTAGGCTATCGTTCCGGAACATTTAATCCCAGTGAACCAGCTGAGCTGTTAAGCAGCAAAGGGATAGGAATAGTCAGCTCGAGAGTCGGACTCTTGGGTTCAGGTTATTATTTTGTCGGCAGTCCACAGACTGCTGAAGAGATAGGATCAGAGGTGGGACACGGAGGGCTTTCAGTAGTTGACTTAAAGAACTATAACCTATATCGGCCTAGTGACCCAAAAGCCTTCTATGAAAACCTGAGAGACCTTACCAAGTATTTCAATGACGCAACTAAAGAAAGTCTAAGCGATCCTAGATTTAAAAGCAACTTTGATGACGCAGTTGAGGCATTTTCAGAATACTTAGAGCTAGACGAAGACTCAGTACGTAAGACTTTCGTTGATTACTTAAGGGACGTGTTATTACGTCATGACGGAGTATTACTCTCAAATCGACTGTTAGCACCGATGGGCTATGATGGAATTGACCTTACTCAAACACAATTAGATCACTTTGGAGTAGGTTCGCTCATCTTTGCTGGAAAGCTAATAGACGGAACCTATCGTCAACTGCTAGAAGAAAAGAAAAAGATCAATCCAGCGTACTTAACCAGGGACGCAAAGGAGATGCGCAGTGAGATCAAAAAACACGCAAAAAAATCGGATGACGACGCTTCTGCTTACACTAGCCACGAAAAAGGAGGCTGGAAAGCAGACTACTCAAAGTCCGGTAAGAAATATAAGACTAAGCCTAGCAAATACACCTTGGCGTACCAAAAAAAGTTTGGAAAATGACACAATATGTTTTACCGTTTGCCCTGTTTGAAAACGAACAGGCACTAAAGAATAAAGCAAAGAACAGCGGAATCCCGCTTGGAATCTTACGTACTGTGTACAGCAAGGGAATGGCTGCATGGAAGACAGGACACCGACCTGGAGTCTCTCAACAACAATGGGCCATGGGCAGGGTAAACTCTTTCATCATGGGAGGCAAGACCACTAAAAAAGCCGATAAAGCCCAATGGGAAGCAGCCAAACGTGCAAAAAAAGCCAAACGTAAATAATGCTATTAAACGTCAGACAAAATGGATTCATACTCCTGTTTCCACCCAATTTTTTCACCGAAAGGGTGACTGAAAAGTACAAAAAATACTTTCAGAGCCTCATCCTGCCGTATGATAGCATTACCGAGTTCATGGCTTCAACGATTCAAAGCGTCGACTTTCCAGGCTGGAACATGGCTCCGGTACAACAGACACGTATCCTAAGCAAGAAACAAGAGTTTAAGAACGCGATCCCGATTCCAGATAACTTTACTAGGGAGTTTACTGTCACCTTTAAGATGACTGATGCTTACCTAAATTACTTCATCTTCTTAGAAAATTCACTAGATTATCTCGACTTTTCCAATAAACAGCAAGTATTTGACCCGATTGAACTGGTGTTGATGGACAACCAGGGTTACATGGTCTCCTCTATCGTTTTTAATAAGCCTTTACTCAAGGGCCAAGACGGCTTTAAGCTGTCATATAGCGCAAACACTCCGGATTTTAGGACTTTCCAGGCTAAATTCTCCTATTTTGATTTTGACCTAAAGATTAACTTTGAGTAATCCTTTAGAACGTCTTGTGTAGAATGAAGGAGCTCGAGAAGATGCTATTTGCGGCATTTGTGCTGCCCCACTCTGCTGTGACCGAAAGTGTGTTTGAACCTGTCGTGTCAAAAGTTGTGGAGTTAACTGTATCGAATCCTTTTGCTTCGTGAGAGGTACCGGAGTTTTGAGTATAGGAAAACAACCCATTTGAAGAGATGATGGCAACGGTAGCCGCTCCGATTGCTCGAATAGTAAAGCCTATTTCAAGTTGCCAGTGCCTAGAAGTTATTGCAGGTAAAGTCATAACACCAGTGTCTGCGAGTAACACTGAGCCTGATTTTACACGTAAGTGTAAGGTTTGG